CCTTTGGGAAGATTCTTAAGAAACCCTCTAAGAATTTTTGTTATTAGAGCAGCAGCCATAAGATTATCTTACGTGAATATTCTTTACACTGTTATGATCAAGTTTAAATGTCTCACCACTTTCATAGGTTGCATTTACAACATCTTCATGAGGTGTACCTTTAACTTCTGGTCCTTCATGAGCAGCACCATAACCTTGTCCTGTTGGTTTCCCATTAATCTTTTCCAGATCAGGGGGATTTTTTAATAATGTATGTGGTCCCATATTATTCTCCTAAGTGTAATATTTAGCTACGTATTCAGCTCCAGTAGTAGTAGCATAACCCTTATGCTTATTCTTTACTCGTCTACTTGGACTCTTCTTCTTCTTCTTCGGCTGGCCTCCTTTATATTTCTTAGTGGCAGATAGCCATGTTCCTGCTTGTCGTTGGCTTGTCTTTTCTTCTAGTCCTGCTTTTGCTCTTGCTTCAGCATCTGACAGTGGCCTATTCTGGGCTGCATTCCACCAATCTCTTAGCTTTCCACCATATTTTGCAACGAACTTTTCTAACTTCTGCGTCTGTTGATGTTTTTGCTTTGGTGTTAATTCTATTGGATCTCCTTCAAGTCTCAGACCAGTATCTAATACACCTTGATCTTTTGTAGAAACTCTTCTTTGCATAGCTCCCGGCCATCTTTTCTCGGGAGGGCCTTCTCTTGCTGCTGCCCTCTCAGCCAATACTCGTTCTCTATTTCTTTTTTGATTTCTTAATTGTGTAGCAGCTAAGTTACGTTGCTCTGCTTCTGAAGATAACTGAGCTGATCTTTGTAAAGCTCTTTTCTTTTCAGCTTCTTTTGCCTTTGCTCTTCCTTTTGCTGCTGCAAGTTTTGCTTTTTCTGCCGCTTCTTTTGCTCTTCGTGCATTATCTTCTGCTGTATTTCGTACAGGAGTTACACCTGCACCATGTCCTACACCATAGGCTGTAGGTGGTACATCCTTAATTCTACGACGATAAGTAGAAGGTAGTTTAGGATCTACTGTACGAACAGGAGCAGGAGGTTTATGAGAAGGTATTATACGAGTAAGTTCTGGTTTTAAAGGTTTACGTCTTCCATATTTAGTATCTTCATCTCTCCTAACAGCACCATAAGTACCGGGACCATGCCTAGGTGGTTTGCTTGGCAACTTCACATAAGCAGTTGCGTCACCTTTTGGAATTCGGACAAACTTATCTTTTGAAGGATCAAGACCAAAAGGATTTATAGTTCTTTTGCTTTTTGTTATCTTTTTTTCTGTCTTTGGTTTAGCTTTACTTTTTGGTTTATCTCTCCTAGCAGCTTCGTAGGTACTAGATATACCTTCATATTCTTTTGGTTTACGTTTCGTTTTAGAAATATCTGTTCCTTTACCAGTTTTTAACAGATCTCCAGTACGTTTACGAACTACTTTACTATTCTTGGCCATTACTGTGCTCCTTGTATTACAGGATTAGGTCCACCCACTGGATTACGAGGAGTCTCCATATCGTCCTGTCTCATTCTACGAGATTGATTTCTAAGTGCATCTATTGAATTTTGATAACTACTTTCCCATACTTGAACTATATCCCAACTTTTTGTAAATTTTGCAGATTCAATCATACAGGCATTGAATAAAGCATTATATGCAAATTCACTAAAGTAGTTGGATGTTGTTGCACTTGTACCTGTTGCAGAGGAAAGTGGAATAGGTCTACGAGTATATTGTATTTCTCCTGACAAAGCTGATGTGGGAGTTGGGACAATATAAATAGATGTATTATTTTTACGGGAATAGTAACGTGGTGTACCCACAGATGCACTGGCATAAGGCCAGTAATCTATGGCATATTCATATGTTCGTTGAAGTAAAGGAGTTACGAGAGAAGATGTACTTGTGGTAAAACTTACATTCCTAACAACTAAAGAATCTACAGGAAGACTTACCGTAGGACTAGAAGCTGTAAATGTAAAGGAGGCAAAGTTATCCAGACCGGGATCATCAAGTTCTTTTACTAGACGATCTTCAGCCTTCTCAACAAACTTTGGAATCTGATCTGCAAACTCCGTTGAGTCATTCTCTGATGTATTAATTAAATCAGTTTTAAGAAACGAATAATTAGGCATAGGATGTTATCCTAATATGGCAGTTACTGGTCCAGCATCTGGTGCAGATACGGTTACTTTACCGTAAATAGGTACACCAATTTCTCCAAAATAAGTATCAATTACTCCATTTGCCTGAATAGCCAATCGAATGGCCGTTCCTTGTGCAGTCCGATTTGTAATCTGCTGCTCACCTTTAAATTCAATCATTCCTGATACAGTTGCCGTAGCATGGATGGCTACTATACGAGTGACCGTACCATCAGCACCCACCGTAGCTCCTGTATCTACCCTTTTAAGTGGGCCACTTCCAACTGTTGCCATTGCAACTGTAAGATTTGAAGCCATCTTGTTCTCCTTTATTTAAACTTTCTTACCGGCTTTATAGCCTTGCATTATTTTACCACCAGATTTATGTTTGCCTTTTTTTATGTTATATTTTGTTGTAAAGGGATCTTTAATAGCACCATTTTTCAAAGGTCGTCCTGAAAGAATTAATGCTCTATTAAGCCTTGGAGGACAACCACCATTCTTTTTAGTTTTAGATACCATATTTAATCTCCCTAAACTTTATCACCGGCATAATATAAGGGGAGTGGCTAACGCATCACTCCCCCAATATCATTTGCCTCTAGCTTCCAGCATTTCCAAACCAGCCTCTCCAATCAGAGACACCAAAGCTGTAACGCTCTCGTGCCTTAAATCGAAGATTACCAGTATCGAAATCTGGCTCCATCTTAGTCTGTAGAGGTGTACGTGCAAACATCTTTGTACCATTAGGAACATCGGTCTTTATAAACCAATCATCCGTTCCAGTGAAACGCCTATTGACATAGAATCCATTTGGAATCATGCCCATATGACGAGTGGCATTGATATCATTATTAGAACCACCGGGCTTGCCGGGAGTATTCAGAATGGTATCAGCAACATTCCATAAATCAACAGGAACGTGCATAGATGTGGCACTTGCCCCTACGAGGATACCACGATCATCCTTAATCTTCTGGACAGCCGTGATTGCAGTTTCAAGAGTAGCAATTGCCAGTGTACCGGCAGTTGTTATATTACTCTGAGTACCATCGGAAATGGTAGGATGCGTAGTAGCGAAGAACGCAACACCATCACCAATCGTATCAACAAAGCCATTGGTAAACAGATTGGCAGCTTTGACCTCTTTAGTATTCGCCATTGCACGAGCCAGACCTCTGGCACGTAACTTAGCAAACGTATCATAAAGATTGTCTTCCATTGCTTCTTCTGTAATTGCAAAGGCTAGAGCAACAGTCTCTGCCGTGTAACGGGCAGTGTAACTCTCTTGTGCATCATCGTAGGTAACAGCAGCACCTTCAGACTTAACTGGGGCCGAACCGAAACCTGTAAACAGAACTTCTTCCTCAAAAGCACGGTCAGAGTTCTCGACTTCATAAAGATATTTATGTTCGTCGTTAACCTGTCCATACTCTATCCCGAAAACCGCATTTAAGCCGGGAAGAAGTTCTTTGGCAATACTCGCTCGATTAATAGTCATTGCTTAGCTCCTTCCTAGTTATGCTGTTGAAACTGTAGTAGTCGCAAACCGATCACGATGTGTGGGTAACCAAACTTCAAGTACTGGATATTGATCAAGTCCATCGGCTCCTTCACCGGGATCTTTTGAATATCCAATAACTCGTACATTACCTACAATGGTTTCTAAACCAGCAGCCGATGTTTCCACGAAGAACGCAGATTGACCTGTCTTGGTACTACCAGCAGAGGCCGTCGAAACGGACGCTATATAGTTAAGTACCTTGGCAGTTTCACCATGACTACAAGTTGCATTACCTTGAATGTAATACGTCTGATCAGGATCAGTTATGACATGGAACTCGATGCTGGTTGCAGCAGTAATAGCTTCTCCCGGCCAATACCGTGAGAACTTTTGTGCACCATCTGTATCTACATAGTTACAGCCCATGAATACGCCCGAAGGCTTCAGGGTAGCACCAATAGATTCAGAAATAGTACCACTAGCTTCAATACAGATCAAGTCACCAGTATACAGTTTCTTGGGGGCACGAGTTATAGTT